CCCGCCGCTGGTGCCGCATCAATAATGCACGGATCAACCGAACGGCGAAGCCACTTCAAAGCCTCGTCACAAGCCTTCTGCTGGTATGGCCGTAGTTTCATTATCGCACCTGCCAAAACGTGCTAGGCTTGCCCTTGTAGGGCGATAGATCGGCATTAGGACAAAGCGCCTTAATCGCCTTGGCGTAGCTGATAGCGCCTGCCCGTTCTGTCATGGTCAACTTGCGGCCCGCAAACAATGCATTCTTTTCGCCTGCGACATTGATCATATCGGCAAGCAAGTCCTTCTTGCGCTCTGCCAACTGGTCAAGCCGTTCGTTCAAATCATCCCATTCGGCAATCATCCGGCGCGCTTCCGGCGTATCGATCTCGACACGCTTAGGCGCTAGATATTCGTCTGCATTGTCCCGCACTTCGTCCAGGTATTCGGCATGAAACTGCCGCAACCTTGGCAAGTTATCATCAATCCATGCTTGATCGTATTCAACGCGGTGCAGGCTAGTGCCATGCGTTGACCATTGCCAAAAGTGACAATGCGTTGTTTTGGTGACGTACATCTGCACCTGCATTTGGGCCACGTAATGCGGCTGCTCGGCTGGCGACTTGAATATCGGGTTAGGCTCTTTCCTGAGACCGTAGGGGCACTTAACCTCGATCAACCCGCCGTCGCTGACATACCCATCAGGTGACGCGCCCAGCCAATCCTCGTGCATGACAAAGTACGCAGGCTTAACCCGCAATTCGGTTGTCATCTGAAAATCGACAATTGCCGTGCTTTCGTTCGCCGTGCCATATTCGGTCGCAACGTTGCCGGTAAATTCAGACGGAGCACCAATCGCAGCGCGGACCATTGACCGCATGGCATCGGCCCGCGTCATGTAAGGTGACAAGCCAAGAATTGCGCCGACGATTGAGCCGGTAACGCGGCCTTTGCGCTTTTCAAACCATGCGGGTGTGCGTTGTTCGGGTTCAGTCATGTTAGCCTCTTATGCTCCGGGGGATTGGCAGACTTTAACCGGCCTGCCAGCGGGTGCGATCAAGTTAGATCAGAAGGGCACGTCGTCGTCGTCAACATCAGAAACAGGCGCGGCCTTCTTTGCCGGTGCCTTTGTTTCCGCTACAGAAACGCCCTTGGCCTTCGGAGACACAGCCGCGATCCAGTTCCCTGAATTGTCGCCCATCTCCCAAACCATGCACTTGATAATCATAGGCCGATTGGTCAGCGCCAAGGCAAGGTCATCATCCGTTGGACGCGCGGCCTTTTTGGCCAGTTTTCCGCCGCAGTTAGCGTCAATTGCAGCAAGCATACGCTTGGCTTTGTCGCGCTTCTTTTCCATCTTGGCGGCGTCTGAGGTATTCGGATCATCATCCGTTACCCAAAGCTTCTGAAAGATTTTGCGATTGGCAAATTCCGCCGGCTCCATGACCGACCAGCGCAAAGAAATAAACTCTGCATCGCGGTCGCGTGTTTCACTCCACTTGGCTTCATCAATGATAGCCATGACGCTTGAACCATCGGGGATAGGGTCAAGATTGCCGGTTGCCTGTTCGTATTCCTTTTCACCGGTTGCGGCTGTCTCACCGTCTGATAGATCCCAAAAAGACATAATCAATTCCCTTCGTTTTCAGCCGCGTAATCTGCGGGGTCAATGTCGTCAGTGATTTCCGGTGTTTGCTCCGGCTCCTGCTTCAACTTCTTTGCAGCAACAGTTGCCTTGCGCTTTGCAGCCATAAACGGAAGCAACGGATTTTTGCCAGGTTCAAGGTCAAGCGGCTCGGTAATGCCGTAACCGTTCTTGCTGACACTTGCCGCCGTCGCGTAGCAGATCAACTCGCGGTCGCCGTTGCTGATAACTTTCTTGCGGTCGCCTTCATCGCCGCGCAAAGCCGATTGCAGGCGAACAAATCCCACAAGGTCCACATCGTCAACATAGGCAGGAAGCGATTTTGCATTCAGCCGCAGCGAGTACCGCGAATAATCATCGGTGTCAGGAAGCCGCATAGTTTCCAGATCGGCGTGGCTGATAAACACAATGGCCATGCCGCGCCGTTCATTCAGAATGCCGCACATTTTGCGAATGTTGCGATGCCGTGCCGCAAGTGCCGCATAGCCTGCACCATAACCTCCGAGCGCTGTCGAAAGCGTTTTAGCGCGGCCATCTTGCGCAAGAATAGCCTCTGTGAACACGCCTTCAAGCGCCGATACGCTGTCAATGATAACGGTTTTGTATTTGTGATCCTGCTTCAAAAGCCAGATCAATTGATCGTGAATATCATCCTCGGCCTTGACGACCGGAAACACATCCGGAACAGGAACCGCAGAGTGGATGCGATCAACGCCATCTTCAACACGGATCAAGATCGGGTTTGGGAATGTTGATGCAAGACTTGTCTTGCCGGTGCCCGCATCGCCGCAGATCGTAATAATTGGCGGACGCCCTTCCGGCTTGGAAGGCTTTAGATCACTCATGGTGCATCATCCTTATTTCGGCGCATTGGCCTCTGACCGGCAACGACGGTCGTTCAACGTTGCGGGTTGACACTAAGCCGGATTGCGCGTTACGGTCAAGCATTAATTTTGAACGCTAGGGGATAACATGCTTACGCTTGAACAGATACGCCATGAGCTACAGGACCGCAGCCCCGGCAAGGTTGCGCTCGCAACTGAATTGCGTCCGGCCACAATCATCGACATTCGTGAAGGGCGAACGCAAAACCCTTCATATGAAACAATCAAGCGGCTTTCTGATTATTTTAAAGGTCGCTGATTATGTTCCGTCAATTTTATGAAGCCGGTTTCCGCATTTTTCCGCTGTGGCGCTTTCGTGGCGAACATTGCGAGTGCGGCAATCCTGAATGCACCGCGCTAGGTAAACATCCCCGCGCTTCAAACTGGCAACACACCCCGCAATGGGACGAAGACCAGATCGACACAATGGACACTATCGGTCACTTCAAGGGTGGCTATGGCGTATTGTGCAAAGGCTTGCTGGTAATCGACGTTGACGCGCGCAATGGCGGCGTTCCGTCATTTGAGCAGCTTTGTGACGATGTGCCAGAAATACGCGGCGCTGATTTTATCGTTGAAACAGGATCAGGCGGCGGGTCGCGCCATGTCTATTACGCCATGCCGGAAGGCGTGGCGATGGTTTCTCACCTGCCAGAATATCCCGGCATTGACTTCAAAAGCAGCGGCTTTGTTGTTGGTCCAGGGTCGCGTCATGCTTCGGGCGGTTCATACAAGGCGCTTGATGGTACGCCATACGATATAGGTGAAGCGCCTTCCGCGCTTATCGAAAAGCTACGCAAGCCGGAACGGTTCCGCACGGAATACAACGGCAACGCGCTTGATGTTTCCAATGCAGATATTGCCGAAATGCTCCGGCATATCCCGAACGATGATTGCCATTATGACGATTGGGTCAAGATCGGCATGGCCGTGCATCAAGCAACAGGCGGCACCGGATATGATATTTGGTGCGACTGGTCCGAGTTGTCGCCAAAGCATGACGAACGCGATATGCAAAAGCGTTGGCATAGCTTCGGCAAGTCAGCAAACCCCGTCACCATTGGGTCGCTGATTTACCATGCTGAACAACACGGCTGGCAAATGCCTGTGACGTTCTCGCCGGAGCCGGAACTCGTCCTAACCGCACAAGAGGAGCCAGAGGCGGCAAAAGGCGACTTGCCGGTTGATATTGCTGGCATTGACCTAACAGCCCCTCCGGGCTTTGTGGGCGACGTTGCGCGATGGATTGAAAGCCAAGGGCGTAGGCCACGCCATCACATCGCTGTAGCGGCTGCATTGACCGCCATAGGGAACATTGCGGGGCTTCGTTATATCGACAAGCGCGACAAGGTGACGGCCAATATTATTGCGTTTTGTGTAGCAGGATCAGGCACAGGCAAAGAAGCCATCATAGGGGCGGCTGGCGACATTCATCGCGCTTGCGGCGTAGCTGGTGCGACGCATGGCGCTATTAAGTCAGAGCAAGAGATAATACGTAATCTGATACGCCATCAAGCCGCGTTCTACATGGTGGACGAGGTTGGCGGGACGCTTTCCAAGATCAAGAACAGCCAGAAGAAGGGCGGCGCTTCATATCTGGAAAGCGTGCTTGATGTCATCATGTCGGCTTTCACCAAATCGAACAGTTACCTAATGCTAAGTGGTGATCTCAAGGAAAGCGTGAAGGCGGACCTTATCAAAGAGATTAGCCAGATCACAAAGGCGCAAGAAGAAAAGGGCAGCAACGCATTTTTGGAGAGCCGACTTGCATCATCGGAGCGCCAGCTTTCTGCCATTGATAATGGCTTAGAGCGCCCGTTCCTATCATTCATGGGTTTCACCACTGGAGTGATGTTCGACAAGTATGTTGATTTTGAAACAGCCACCAACGGCTTCTTTGGCCGCAGCGTGATATTCAATGAGCGTGACACAGCGCCGCCAACGAAGGCTAAATTCAATCCAGAGCCATTGCCGGAAAGTATGGCAAACACCTTGCGGATGATTGCCAGCGGGGGCGAATTTGACAGCTCCAATTGCGGGCGCATTGAATACTATGGTGAGCGTTACCCCGTGCCAACGGACGACACTGCAAGCGCCATGCTAGACGCAATCAACACATGGTTTGATGATCAAGCTATCGCCCATCGCGCCACTAGCGGACTTGAGGCGTTGTATCTGCGTGGGTACCAGATGGTTTCAAAGGTTGCATTCATCCTCGCCATCCCAGAGCGCCTTAGGACGGCGGAGCATGTGCGTTGGGCATTCGCTTTGGTGCGCCGTGACATAGAGGAAAAGGCGCGGCTCGTTATCGCCAATGACAGCCAGAAGGATAGCCCCATGATGGCCATGCAGGCGCGCATTGCGAACATCTGCGCCAGTGATGAAGGGGAGACGTTAGGCGTGATCCTGAACAAGATGAGGCCATCAAAACGCGATCAGGTCGAGAAAGCGATGGCCGCGATGGACAAGGCAGGCATTTTGAAGCGGGTGGCATCAGGACGGCTTTATAAGGGAAATCCCGTAGAGAAATACGTGTTTTGTGGTTAATCGCTCGGTTAATCGTAGTTGTTAGCGTGCATCCTAGGGGCGCTAACACTACGAATTAACCGTTTAAAATCAATAACTTACGCAAGGTATAGCGATCATAGTTAGATTTCTGACACAGATACATAAACAGACACTGAAAGGTAGTTGATTTAGAACATAGCCATAGAGCCTGTTTTGAGGAGAGTAAAAAATCAATCTCTTAATCTCTCTCTATGATCTCTATAGTTTGGATTTTATCCAATGGTTTCAAGGGTTTAATCTTAGGGCAATCGTAGTAATTAGCCGCTATGATTTCCTAAGATGAGGATGGGTTTTTTGGGGTTGTAAATCATGTTTTTGTAAGTCATATATTGAATTACAGGAATGGAGTTTTAAGCATGTATACAGTTGTAGATATTCCAGACGGGAAAGTAAGCCGAAGGGGGCGGG